ATGTGTTTTTTGGGATACGGCATTGGAGGAGTCTAGTGGGTGGACACACTTTCAGCCATTGGGCTGATTTACCAAACACCAGTTACTGGTTGACTCCAAACGCCAAACGAGAAGCAGTAAACACCCACTTCTCGGTGGATTTCATGCCAGTCAACTACAGGTTTGCGGCTCGAACACCAACAGGCGCGCCGTGGACAACCGCAAGAAATTTGGGATTCAGTGGTCCGACTGTGGGCGCACTTGGATTGAGTGCAGCGCGTTCTTATTTTGCAGTTGTGAAGCCGGGTAGAGTTTCTGCTACTTCTATGGGGGTTGTATCAGCCACAGACAATCCTGGTGCTTTTGTGCTTTGTGACAACGGTGCGAGTTCTTGGTCATCTTCGCATGGGATAGTGATTGGATTCACTGGTGGCGGAAATCAACCTAAACTCGTTGCTTTCAATAGAACCGCAAGCGCATCTGTTACTGTTCAAGGAAACTTTGGAGCAACAGGTGAGTGGAGACTTATTTCCCACACATATTCTGTTGGGAGCGGAAGTTCTGGACCAATGTCTCTGTTTTTGGATGGCGTGTCGTTGGCAACCCAAGAGTCTGTTGGAGTGCCAGCAACTTCTATAGCCACTGGAAACTTGATGGTCGGAGTTAGGCGATTTAGTAATGTGGGAGCATTCGACGGAGAGATTGCTGAAATTCTTGCGTACCAAGGCGCACTATCAGACGGCGACCGCCAAAAGGTTGAAGGCTACCTTGCACACAAGTACAACATAGACGGCAACTTGCCACAAGGTCACCCGTACAAAACCACTCCTCCCGGTGCGTCTCTGCCTGCGGGTGGCTGGTCGGGAGCCACGGGGGACTTCTACCCTCGGGGCTACAATCCGTACATTGGTTCCACCACAGAAACCGGACCGGACGGCAGCACTGCGGCAGCAGGATCGCTGTTCTTCCGCAGTGGACTGGGGTACACGTACACTGTGGTGGACGAGTTTGGGTTGACTGCACACAATCCCATTGGCGCGCCATTGGGGAGCACCACTGCTTGGTTACGGGGCAGAGAAACTATTTTGGAGCCAAAGGATCTTCCTGGACTAGTGCTGTGGCTGAAGCCCGAAAACATTGGTGTGTGTGGCTCGGTTGCTAATGGAGCGTCTATGGATGTTTGGCGCGACGCTTCACCGGAGCAAAACCATGCGGTGCCCCCAACATGGGACAAGTGGAACGGCGTTGCCACTCTAACACATAACGCTACATCCAGCACCAGTTGGACCAGAACCGTTTACGATTCAGTGCATCCACTCACAAAGATACAATTCAAGTTTAATGGCGTGTGTGGAGGATATACTTCTGGAAGACTGTGTGTGGTTGGTCTTAGTACTACTCCAAGTAATGGTACTTTTGACCCAATACACGGAGTTTACTCTTACGGTGCGCGTGCCGCTGATCCCACCGCAAACCGTACTATTTATTACCGAAATTACACATCTTTAACTCAATCCGTTGCGGCAACACCAACAGGAATAACACAGTCAACCGACTTCACCGCATTCGATGACAGTGTGTTTGAAGTGGAGTACGTTGATCCGTACGTTATTTACCGCAGAGACGGCGTGGAAGAAGGAAAAATATACGAAGGACACAACGCTTCTCTGTACTTCAAGTCTTCTTTCTTTTACTCGAATTCTGACAATACAAGCGGACACTCTGTAACCGTCTTGGAAACATCGTATAAAGGCAGGGCAGTAACTCCCACCTTCCAAACCACAGGAAGCCCTGCGGTCAATGTGGTGAATTACGCAGGAATGACTGTGGATAAACTGCGACCCACTCTTGTGATTAACGACAACTCAACATCGGGTGCAACCGGAATAGAGTTCAATACAGGCACACTGTACAGTCCTGACAAGACCACTTGGAGACAGACAACTACCAACTACTACCCGTATTCTGATCTGCTTTCTGATCCCAACAATAACGCACCGTTGGGAATAACACTAAGTAGAACAACCGGACCGTTTCATCCAACACTTCCTGTTGCTGTTCGTATGAGTGTTGGAAACCACCAGTTATCACCACCGTATACGGCAGGTGTAACAAACGTAGCACTATTTAATAAACTCGTATCCGACATTAATCCCAGCGTAAACGGGGTGGTGTACTCCTGCTACTATCGTCCGGTTTCTACGGGATCAAACCAATTTATCATAAGAGACGGTACAAATAGCACAAACAACGTAGTGTGTAATATTGCTAATAGCCCAAGTGGAGCCACGCTTAGTAGTTTTTCAGTCAGTTATGCTGGACCGGCTAACGCCACGAATAGTGGAGCGTACGTGATTCGTCTAAAAGATAACTGGAATAAAATTGTGGTGTACGGGAGCAGCGCAGCGTTTTTGCCTTCGTGTACATCTGTTTATGTGTATCATGGATTTGGTGGTGGTGGTTGGACAGCGGGGATAACTGCCGACATATGGGGAGTTCAAGTGGAGTCTCAGGGGCGAACATTTGCAGGGCACCATGTTCCAACTATTGGTGTGTCGAAGTATGGGTCCAACCCACTTCTTTCGTACCTAGAGGGTGATCAGTTGTTGCCGTTCGTGACTGGAGGAACAGGAGAGAGCATTCTTCGGGCTCGACATATGTGGTTGACCAAGCCTCTTGTCTTCACGGATGAGATGGACTACTTCATGGTGTACCGAAAAACATCGGATTCATCTGGCACTGGATTTTTTGTCAACAACGCCAGCAAATTCCGATATCAAGGCTACGAGCCATACGGAACCGTAATGTTCTTGCGCTCGTATAATCCAACGGATTTGGACCCTGCAAAACAATTAGAGGGCGCGGGCTACTATAATTTTGTTTACGGTTCTGTCCCTGGTAGCACCACCGGCGAAGTAGGAGTCGTTTCTGTTTTGTATCCGTACAACGCAGGAAATTTTGTTTTCTCTCCTTGGGTTTCTGGTACAAGTCTTGGTGTAAACGTCAGTGAAGCATCGCGCCGCCAATTATCCTACGATCCTCACGTTAGCGGTGTTGCTGCCGGTAGATCAATTGTTGAGGCATCTCGCAGTAGCAGCAAATCTATTCAAGCATTTTGGAACGGCGATCTTGCCGTAAACAAGTCAAGGTCAACTGGTCGTTACACTTCCAAATCATATGCAGGTACCAACGAGGCAGATGATGTAGACCTTGGACTTGATTTCCAAGGTTCAGACACACAGAATGTTGTTTACGATGGACCTGTTCGGATCAATTCCTTCAACTCTGTTGCTAGAGTTACTACGAACACCAATCCTCCCGGACCGTTTGCGTCCTCTGAGTTTGTAAACAATATCATAACGGCAACTGGATACAACGGCGGTGTTATTCTGAATGAAGTTATTGCGTTCAATCGTAAACTATCGGATTACGAACGACAGGTGGTTTACGGATACTTGTCTAGGAAGTACAGAGACTTGGAAAACAACCTTCCGGATCAGTACTACCGCACACACACCAGCACATACGAGCAAGGAATGACCTATTGGATCATTGAGTCTCATCCAAACAAAAAGAACTTGGACACCATTCCCTTTGGCAGTGAATTTTCGGGGCTAAAGGTACGAGACTTCTTGGGAGTGCCTGATTTTGTGTACAAGTCCGCAGGAACGGTGTTGGCTGATGGAACTGTTTTGACAACGGATACATATGATAACATTGGTCTGTAAACGCAGAAACGGGAGCCAGAGTAAATGCCACAGTACATTAAAGCATCGTTAGAAAGGTCTTACGCTGAAAGTTTCTTGAGAGAACTTGAGGCAGGAGATAATCAGTATTTTTTCTTTGTGGCAAAGAGTACTCCTTGGTCCAACGAAAACAACCCACCTGATTACACCGATTCTGTTTTGAGTGAGTACGATGTTATGAACAACATCATTGCACTCAAAAAGATTTCACCATCAGAAATATTGTACGCATTGCCACGATACGAGTGGACCAGCGGAACAATATACGACCAGTACACAGACACTGATGAACTGTTTTCGGATGATGATCCGAAGATTTTCTATGTGGTAACCGAAGACAACAACCTCTACAAGTGCATGAGCAACAACGGAGGAGCGCGGTCTACCAAAAAACCAAGCATAGTTTCCACTCAAGAGTTTACACTAGCAGACGGATACACTTGGAAGTACTTGGCTACACTGCGTGAAAGTGATTTGCCGTATGAGTTGACAGACTATATTCCTGTCGATATTGCTCTGCGGTCTACCGATACAGATACAACAAACCAATACAATACTCAAAACTCTGCTGTGAACGGTGAGATCACCCGGATTTCAGTGAGCAATGCGTCAGGAGCATCGGCAGGGGTTTATACTTATGCAATACCGTCTTCTCCTTCTGCCTCTTCTCCTGTAACAATAGAAGTTGCAGGATGGAATCCCGATACACGAGTTTTAAGCGTAGCGTCCAGTTCAGTTTCTAAATTTAATCCTGCGTACTCTTCTTATTACGTTGGTCACGCAATACGGGTTAATTATTCACAGGTGAATCCGTCTGAAGTGAACAATTACGGTATCATTACAAATGTTGCGGTTGGGTCTAATACTGTTGATATCACTATTGCGGACGATCTGATTCCGTTCACTGTAACGCCCACGACAACTGGATCATTTGCGTCTGTGGAAATCATCCCACATATAACAGTTCACGGAAATGGTAGTGGAGCGTACGGCTTCGTAACACTGAATTCAAGCAAAAACATAACAGCGTTTACCTTGGTAAATAGAGGCTCGAACTACACCAATGTAGAGCCAGTGGTTTCTAGTACAAAAGAATCTCAAACCGTTCATCCCACGCTGACAGCAACACTGTCTCCCAAGGGTGGTCACGGCAGCAACATTCTTAAAGAACTAAACGTAAAAGACATCATCCTTATTTCTAGGATCACAGAATACGACACCGATAAGTTCATAGGTGGAGGAACGTATCGTCAGTTTGGAATCATCAAGAACCCAATTTTATCTGATGGAACTGGACGGGTTGCAGGAACAGAAATGGGATCGTATCGTGATGTGGTTCTAAAGGAGAACTACGATATAGTCGTTCCCGAAAGTGTTATTTCCTCTTTGTTTGTTGGAGGGAAAAACAACTTTATGGTTGGGGCAGAAACGTACACTTCAGGAAAGGTCATCCTGCTGAAGTCCAACAAAGACGTGGACGACAACATAACAGTGAAGATAGAATCCAATTCAAGAAGCGGAAGATTCATTTCATACGAAGACAGAAGAGATGAATTTACCCTGACATTGAACACGGCGAGTGGATTTGGCGTGGGAGAAACGGTTCAGCAAATAATACAAGCAAACACCGTTCTGCCTGATGGAAACGCATTCGCTTATGAATTGGTAGCCGAGGGCAAAATCTTGTCCATCGATTTCGTCGCTCGTAAGATGAACATACAAGTAAACTCCCAAACACCGTTTTTGGTAACTAGCGACACGGTTGGAATTGGACCTATCACGGGTGTGATTTCGTATGCGTCGGCAGATGTTTTACAAATAGTTCCTGTGTTGGGAGAACAGGTTTGGGTGTATCAAAATGCACCCCAAAATGTGCCGATTGTGGCAACGTATGCCGATGTTACTGGCATAACAACGGCTCCACTTTTCAGGGTAGTTAGTGTGAGCGATCAGTATTATGACACAGATGCGGTTCCCTCGTATCGTGGGCTTTTTCTTCTGCACATTTCTACCAGTGTTGGAGGAAGCACTGGCGGGGTAGATATTACCTCTTCTCCTCTTACTCCCAGTTCGTTTTCCTTTGGAGATGTGGTTGTACAAGGTGTAACGGGTGGCTACTCTCGATACGGATACGGGTCTGTCTACAATTGGGACTACGTGAATCCTTCTTACGGAAGGCTGTATCTGACCAATGTCAAAGGCGCGTTCAAGAGTGTTAGCACACACGGACTAACAGGAACTACTTTAGGCTCGTATTTGGTTTCTGATGTAGATCCGCCTGAAGTAATTCTTACATCGGGAGAAATCCTATACATAGACAATGTCAGGTTTATTCAACGGAGCAAAAACCAAGAAGAGGAGTTCCGTATCCGATTAGGATTCTGAACCAACAAAGATGCCATACACTAATATCTTCAATGTAAACCCGTACTACGATGACTTTGACACAGACAAAGGGTTTCTGCGTGTGCTTTTTAAGCCAGGATACGCAGTCCAAGCACGAGAACTCACACAACTGCAAAGTATCTTGCAGGATCAAATTTCAAATGTAGGCGATCACCTTTTCAAGGACGGATCACGCATCGTGGGCGGAGGTGTCAGTGTTAGAAACTCTAATTTTTCTATGGTTAGTGTGCTCAAAAATCCAGGACTTAGTGGCGTTGACTTGTCTGATTTCATTGGCGGATACATCGAAAATACTGGGTTCCGAGCAAAGTTTGTGAACTACATCGAAGAAGATCCGTCATCAGACGGACTGGTAATTCTTGTGTACGATGTGTTGAGAGGTAACCTTACCACAGATGATACTGCGGTCTTCTTGGTAAACGGAGAAAGAAGCGTATCATTCAATTTGGAACGACAGTCGGTATTTCCTGATACGGGCGTTTGTAAAGTTGTTACTGTGGATGACGGTATATTTTACATTGACGGTTTCTTTGTCAGGAACACCAAACAGTCTTTTACTCCGTTCAGAATTCAAACAGAGTTAGGGCAATCGTATCGTGATCTCAATTTCAACAACTTCAGCAATCTAAGCAAAAAGATTGGGTTCCGATTGGTGAGAGATTCTGTGACAGAATCTGAAGACCCTACATTACGAGATCCCTCTATTGGATCGTATAACTACAATGCTCCTGGCGCAGACAGATACAAGATACAGCCCACGCTTGATCAAATCGATCTTGATTCTGATTTAGATGATTTTGTTGAGTTGTTGCGTTTTGAAAACGGAAGAGTTACCCGTAAGAGCGAGAAGATTACCTACGGGGACATACAGAAAGTTCTTGCTCAACGCACATACGATGAATCAGGATCGTATACTGTTCATCCATTTGACATTGATATGCGAGTAGGCTCTAGTGAAAACACTATTGATGTAGTTTTTGGAACAGGAAAGGCTTATGTCTACGGAATAGAGGTTGACAATCAGTTCCCTCAGACCGTCTCTATAAACAAGGCACGAGAAACCAGCAGCGAGAGTAAGTCGTTCTTGTATTCTGTTGGTAACTATATTGGTGTGTCTTTGGGAAACACTGGAAACAACGGTGTTACTATGTCGGGTAACTACTCGTCGCTCAATGGTGGATCTGCTCTAGTCAGGTTTTTTTCTGGAACTACGCTTTCGCCTGGTAACTTGCTAGCAACAGGATACGTTCATGGTTTGATCCCTGTGCCGTCCTCTGTTGCACCATATACATCATATCAAGCAAGAATGTATTTGTACGGTGTATCAGGATCGATTGCGGGATCGAATATAGGGTTTGTGTATCGTCACACTGATGGTTTTACGCTAGCGACTATTCAAACTATTTTGGGTGCACCACAAACATCAACAGAGTCTTCACTGGTTTATCCTATTCAGCCGGGATATGCAGTGGATTCTTTATCTTTCAGCATGAGCACTAAAGTTGTTAGTGATTCGATTACTGCAACAAAAACAGGCTCGGTTACCAAGTGGGTAATTGATAGAACCAAACTAGGAACTGCTTTGCCGGGATTGGTAGACACAGGAGCAATACAGTTCTTTGAATACGATGACAGCAATATTGCTGGCGGTGATGATCTTAATGAGATATCCATTATTGCCACCACCACAGATCGTGGTGGAATGGCGTATACTCCTGTTGCAGGAACTGGTGTTACTCTCAGCACATCAGCAGACAAATCCTCTGTTACTTTGGAGGTGCTGAATGCTCCTGCTGGGTTTGATACGGGTAACTTCCGTGTATCTCTCCCCGTGAAATACGCTCCAGATACCTCTGTATTTTCTAGTCTAAGATACAAGGTTTCAGTTTCTGGAGTGAAGCAGTTCAACTCGTTTACCGATTTGCGCGGACCAGACCAATACGGACGAAAGTATTTTGAACTGAATCAGTTTGATGTGTATTCTGTGTCTTCTGTTGTTTTGAGCGGAACAAATACATCTATTGCCGATGACTTTGAATTGGATGACGGTGGAAGGGATGCATATTACGAAAAGTCGCGTCTATACATCAAGAGATCCACAGAAGATTTTGCTCGATACACTGCGGTTGGTTCAGAGGTTCAATTTACAGTAAACTTTAGCCGCTTTGATCACAGAGGACCACAGTGTCTACCTTTCGTGGGATTGCACTCCTATGTGCACGCAGACAATCCTAATTTCGTATACGGTCAAATACCACTGTACACAAGTAGCAGAACAGGTAAAACTGTTTCACTTGCTAACTGCTTGGACTTCCGTCGTTTGGGTATTACATCAAACACGAACATGATCAAGCCGTATGGATCGTCTGAGTTTTCTACGAACGATGGATCCACGGACATTGATTATGGCTACTATTTGCCTAGAATTGATAAACTCTGCGTAAAGGCAGATCCGGACGACGGGTCGCCTCTATTCTTTGTTGTTAGTGGCGTGAGTGATTTGAGTCCAGTAGCACCACCCGATCCTTTAGACTCTCTAGTTTTGGCAACCATCACTATTCCAGCGTATACCCATAATGTGAGCGATGTGGCTTTGACACCTGTGTACAATCAAAGATACACAATGTCGGATATTGGGCGATTGGAAAAGCGTGTGGACGATGTCGAGGTGTTTGCTAAACTGTCTATTTCAGAGACGGAGATTGAGGCTAGAAGCCTTCGCACTTCCTCTTCTCAGGTTGAACCCGTCAAGACTTCTGTTTTCGCAGACGAGTTTTACGGTCACTCCATTTCAGATGTGGTTTCTTCCGAACACGATTGCTCCATTGATTTTGAACGGGGAGAACTCCGTCCTTTCTTCCGAACAAGCAATGTGGAATTGGAACAAGGCTCGGCAATAGCAGCACAGTCGCTTTCTGGTACGCTTAATGGAATAACAGTGTCTAGTGATGGAATAGTGACTTTGAATTACTCCACCACTCCTCACGTTTCAAACCAGCAATACAGTACTAAAATTACCGCCAATAGCAGTGGTCTTGTGAGTTGGTTGGGATGGATGCGTATTACTCCACAAGTCCTTCCGTTCTACGATACCGGATATCGACCATCGGTAAGATCCAACAGCATTTCAGAAAATGATGCGTGGCTGTCATCAAATGCAAACGGTCTTCGCGGCTTTGGAACCCAGTGGAACGATTGGGAAAGCATTTGGACAGGAATAGAAGACATAGACGAAGAACAAGACGATATCTTGAAGAGGGTATTGGAAACTCCAAAGGTGTCTTCAACGTCCAATGTTCCAAACATTAATTCGGGTAACTCTAAGATTGCTGTTCGTAGAAATGTTGAGAGCATCAATCAAAAGAACAGCAACTTCATTCGGTCAAAGAAACTAAGAAACCGTATTCGATCAAAGATTGGTTCCAAAGTAGTAGATCGAACTGTGGTTCCTTACATTCCCAGTAAAACCATTACAATCACTGTGTGGGGATTGAAGCCATTTACTGAAGGTCTGTACTTCGTATTTGATGGCGTTGATCAAACCAGTTCCGTTGTCAGTGTAGACGGAAGCGGAGTGATTACAACTGATGAAAACGGTAAGTGTAGTTTTCAGTACACCATTCCAGCAGGAAGATTTCTTGTTGGAAGCAAGAGTGTTCGTGTTTCAGATAGTCTAGTAACTGACAACAGTGTGATGGCTGCGGACGGTGTTCTGTACTGCTCGGGACTATTGACCCAACAAGACAGTGGATCATATTCCACTCGTCCTCCTGTGGTCCGCCGAACGAGTGTTTACTCCGAAACCATCAACAAAGACCCGTTCAACAAGGTTGGAATTTTCACAGGCACAAACACAACAGAGCCTCTTTCTCAAACCTTTAGAGTGGATTCCGTTTCTTCTCCTGAAGGAATTTTGGTAAAGTCTGTTTCTTTGTACTTTTCTTCTAAAGATACCGCATTGCCCGTTGCAGTCGAAATACGACCAACGGTTGCTGGCTATCCTTCGCCTAGCGTGTCGCTACCGTTTAGCACTGTCGTTTTAGAACCATCACAAGTCAATGCCAGCGAAGAACAGCCCCTCGAAACTGTGTTTGAATTCACGTCACCTGTGTATTTGGAACCAGGTGAATACGCGATTTCTATCACCACCAATAGTTCAGAGTACGTTCTTTACGCTGCCCAGACTTCTTTGAATGGTATTGAAAACGGAGAGGGAGCGGAAGGCAGAGCAGGCAACAACCAGTTGGTCGGAAATCTGTTCACCCCACAAGGCACCAATGTCAATGTGTTGAGAAACGATATTGACCTGATGTTCAAGGTTAATCGCTGTGCCTTTACAGGAACAACAGGCATTCTTTCGTATCCTCAAGTCAGCGGAATGGTCGGCGCACAGATCATAAAATTCTATTCACCGCAAATTCTGCCCAGTGGCTGCGATATAGTAGGAAACATCAACGGCAACACTAGTTTCAAAAATAACGATGCCGTCTACATTAATCAAGTTACTCTTACAAGTGATCCTTCTTTTACATACACGCTAACGCGAAGTCTAATCACAGACAGAGTTTCACCTGTCATGGATCTTACTGCCCATTTCTGTGTGGGTGTAAAGGCATTCTCCACCGATAGTACTCTTTCTTCTTCTTATGTGTCAAGAATCGTGGAACTTCCCGAATCACTGGCATCAAATGGGATACGAGCGTTTTTAGATTCAAATACCCCGTCTTCCACGGACATTCAAGTGTTCTACCGAACCAGTTTGGTTGGAGAGAGTGAGATATTTTCTAAGCCTTGGATAGAGATGACGAAGTTGTCGGCAGACTTCGTCAGTGATTCTGATATTGACTACTCCTAAGCAGAATACACCAGTGGTACTATTGGCTCCTTTAGAACCTATCAAATCAAGGTTCGTTTGATATCTGGCGTAGTCAATCCGGTGTACCAACAGACTCCTGCCGTGCGCAGCATTCGTGCTGTGAGTTACCTGACGTGAGGTAGATATGAAACGTAACTACACTAGGGATTCAAGAAGTGGTGCGCTGATTCTTCACGATACGGGAGAATTGAATCGTTTCCGCAAAGAACAAACCAGTCAAACAGCAATAGACTCGATGAAGAGCGAGATAAATACACTCCGAGAGCAGATTGAGTCTTTACAGGCTGTGATTCAAACCATCGCATCAGATCACCAAAAGAAGGCATGATAAATGGCATCTAACACTGGACCGGACATCAACACGTATCAAATTCCAGAAGTAGAGTTGGGAGACACCTTCAACACATGGAGGGACATCACCAATACTGCCATCTACAAACTAAACAAGATACGCGTATACGAAGCCACTGGCGGAACTGATTTCACCCCCATTCTTTCTCCCGGTGGATCTTTCTCGTATTACTTGGCTCCAAATATTCAAGAAGGGCACACTTTCTTGGAGAACATCGTTTTCTCCAAGGGAGTTACGTTCAACGGTGATGTTACTTTCAACGCGCAAACATTCACTGTTAACGCAAACAATGTAACTATTGACGACTACAATCTTATTCTTGGTGCCACCGCAGGAACAAACGATACCCCTATTAGTGTTGCTGGTGGGGGTGGAATTCAGATTTCTCGTGGTGCGTCCGGTCCCACTGCTGAATGGGTATGGAATCCTGTTTCAATCAAGGGTGTAACTGGTGTTTGGAGAGCGAATACTACTATTGGTCTGTCTGGACCCACCAGTGGTATTTACCCCGACAGCGGTAGAGAATTAGAAGTGTATGGTCGGGGTATTAGAATTTCTGGACCAAACACCACTGATTTTGGAATAGGAATCTCTCTTGCCACTTCTCCCGCGAATACGTCGGGAAGAACGATGGAGTTTTATCGGTTTGCTCCCAGTGGAGGAACTGCGTTCGCAGACGTTACTACCGTTACGAACATCGGTGCAACATATCCTTTCTTCAACATTCGTGATGGAGCAAACAGAAAGACTATTGTTCAAACTGCTCACGGATTTGTGGTAGGAAACCCAGTCTATAAAACTTCTACTGCATACGCTAAGGCACAAGCAAACACCGAAGTTGCTTCAGAAGTTATTGGTGTTGTGTCTCGTGTTTACTCTAGCAGCGTATACGAAATCACTTTTATTGGAGAAGTGTCAATAGATACTCCATCGGCAGTGGTAGAAGGCTCACCTGCTACATTTACCGTGGGGAGTACTTACTATCTTAGCCCGTATACTCCAGGCAAACTACAGTCAAATCAGCCAACCGCAGCAGGACAGATACACAAAGCAGTGTTTATTGCTACCGGACCAAAGAGTGTAGTAGTCATGCCGTTTACGGGTGGGTTGTTGGCAGCACCAATAAGCACGGCAACATCGACGCTGAACTCGGTTCGCATCTTTCAGTATCATCGCTTGCGCAAGGGCGATTTCGTGCGTTTCCGTAACATATCTGGAGGCATAACACTACAATACGAAACCAGCACAGCAGGAACCACTGCGCAACAGAATCACCCCATTGGTATTTACTTCAAGGCACAGGCAAACACCCCGCTAGAAGCAGAAGTGCTTGGCATGGTTATAGATTTTGGTGGGCAGACTGGTGGTGCGTCTGGTCCGTACCAGTGGTTTGACATGATGGTTGACGGATTCTACAACATAGGTACAAACATTACCGACAGTAGTGGAACTGGACTGGTTGCTGGATCCTCGTACTTCCTGAATGCCAACTGCGCAGGAACAGTGAATAGCGGTGAGAGTAATACGTCTTGCCTTAATCCGTCTCCTCCATCTTTTGGTGGATCTGTAAATAAGCCTTTGCTTACTGCAACGGCTTCTGGTGGTGGTGCTGGTGTACTCCACTCATTCAGAGGAACTGAAGTTGGAGCAGTTACAGTTTCAGGCAGTTCTGCTGACATTACTCGACTGGTGATCACCGATCTTCGTGACGGTGTTACTGGAGATTTACAGATTGGGCATTACGATGCCACACTAAACGGTAGAGAAGCCATTCGGGTGTGCATGGGTGGAAATGACTCCGGTGGTCTTACAGGAAATGTGGGTGTTTGGGGTAAATCTAACACTACTGTTGGAACTTGGACCACTACTGTGGGAGACAACAGCGGAAACCGAGTGCTCGCTGCGTTGGATGTCATGGGAACAGTTCGTGCGGGTATCACCGATGGTGGAACCACTATTCGTGGGTGTGATGTCTTGATTGTGCGTGGTGACGGAGCAGAGGCAAACACACTTCCCATTGAAGCACGAACCAGTATCGGTAAAGAGTACACCACCGGAAACTTTCTCCTGAACTACGGTGTTCGTGGAGGTTGCGGTGATAACAACTACTACAACAGCATGGGCAGCGTAGTTTCTCTGCCCCGATCCAGTCTTGTAGTGGGGGTGAACTACGCGACAGATCCAGCACAAGGTGAGTTGAGATTCCTTACGTCTCCAGATACTTCACCGGCAGCAGGAGCACAAGTAACCACACTCACAGAGGCGTTCCGTGTCACTGGACTGACTGCGTACACCAAGGGAATGGTTGTTGGTACAGTAGGCACACCAAACAATGCTTCGGTGCTGCAAGTCTCCCGAGGAACCGGAAACGCCGGACTGGTGCTTTCTGTTGGGCAAAACGACTCTCCGTACGGTTTGGGATTGAGTACTATTAATACTCTTTCTGCAACAACAGTTATAGCAAACTCAAATTACGATTCCAGCGGTGTTCTTCTGGGGTTCCAAAGCGCAACAAATCAGATAAACGGAAGTGGATTCACTGCGGGACTAGGTGTCTTTCCGTCAAATGCGCCCAACGCGCGGGCTGGAACATGGATAGCCGGTCCCATATGGCAGGGAAACATAGCAGACAGCCGATTTATTAGTAATTACGATTCGTCTGGAACTGGTGTTAGAAGATTTATGGTCAAGAGTAATGCCATTGTTGACTGGGCACCATCGTATTCAGCAGGGCAGTGGTTACGAATTGCTAGTGGACAGGGTAATGCATACGCTAGAATAACCGTTAATGCTAGAAGGTCTTCTTATCACCAAACTTTGGTGATGGATGTATCCAGTCACTACGGTCAGGGTAATTTTATAAATGTAGTCTCTAATTCTGCGTACAATGAGGATCTTATAAGTGGAGTGAGAATAGTTCAGCAGAATTACGTTGGTGCTGGACCAGAAACTTATGCCTCACGTGTAGTAGAAATTCGTCTTGCCTACCCTGACGCAGCGATTACTATTTCGGTTGAAAACTCGTCTCCGGATGGATTCTATCTTGATCAGACAACCGCCGGTCCTGGTGGAATAACCGTTGACGCTGTTAGAAATTTCCTTCAGCCCGCAGGTCTAGGTTCCACCGACGGCAGTAGAGGAGCGTACGGTTACGGTGGGGCTATTGCTTTTAGTGCGCATCGCTCTTCTGCAACTTCTCAAACTGCTTCGGGAATTTGGAAATGTGACGCAGTAGCGATTAATGCTGGCGGTGGATTCAGTGGCGGTAGCGGAATATTTACTGCTCCACAGCGGGGAGTGTATCATTTCAATGTGTGGGCACTGATAAACCGTCCCGCCTCAACGTCGTCCTTCCATTGGACTTGGTTTCACAATAGTACTCATATTAACAGCAACAGGATCGCGCATTCGGAGTTCAACTCCTCAAGTTCTTATGAAACTGTGGCAAACACTATTGTCTATCCGTTGAACGCGGGCGACACATTCTTTCCGCAACTCACCTTATCAAATGCCTCTTCCCACGCGAGCGGTGCCTACAATAATTTCTCTGGATTTATGATACGGTGAGAAACAAATAACAAACAGGACTTCCTAATGGCATCAACACTAATTCTTACTGGCGGATCAGCCACTCAACGCACTGTAAAGGAGCAAATCACACAGGTTGCTCACGGGTTCTCTCCTGGGCAGGCTGTGCGATACGACACGTCATTGGGAAGGTACGTGTTGGCGCAAGCCAATAGTGCAGCAAACTCAGAAGTGGTTGGTGTAATTGAAACCACCCCCGACAACGATACATTTGAACTCATTTACGCTGGGTACATTGATCTTCCTGCTGCGTACAGTGGAATATCTTTGCCTGTGCTGTTCTTGTCCACTGATGTGGCTGGTGGGCTTACAGGATCACCCCCAAGTTACGTGGGGTCGGTGGTCAAGCCAGTGGTTACCCGAAACACCAGTGGCGTGGGTCACATTGTTACCAATTACTTGGGCACACAAATTGGCGGATCGTCCACTGTAGCCATTGACCAAATACAGCCGGTAGGCACAATCATGCCGTACGCAGGATCGGTTGTTCCTGATACTTGGTTGCGGTGCGATGGTGTGTCGTATTCCACGTCTGTTTACGGAGAACTGTACGACAAAACTCTGTACGATTCAGGCGTGCGCGCTCCCATGTACGGACACGTTGTGACGCTAACCACAAACGCGAACACCGGTTTTTTTGCTGTAAACGACCGAGTTCGGCAAGGCGGTTCTGATGCCGCACCTGGAATTGTGGGAACCGTCATTTCTGCTGGTTCGGGCAACAATCCCACTATTACAGTACAAATCAACGCTATTTACGACTCCACGGCAAAGAACTTTTCGTTTCCGAACACTGTGTTCACTCCAGGAGGCGCGTACAAGATTGGAAATGCCACTGCTTTCTCTGTGGTTACTTCTTCCATCACCCACTTTAATACGCCTAATCTCAGCGGCAGATTCCCCGTAGGAACAAACACAACGGCTATAGCAGACGGCGATGGAGACACCGCGTTCTCGTCTGCTATTTCTGCTGGGTACACTTTGGGGTCGTTTGGTGGTCAGCAAGACATTCCGGTTGATGGTGCTTTGAATCTTGGTA